AACATATTTAATCTCAGCTTTTACATTGTCAGATCCTATGTTCCATTGCTGTAAATCTTCGTCACTTCCTCCGCCAGCAGACACAGTACCTTTAACGTCTAAGCGCATGGCGGGGCTACTGGTCCCAATCCCTACATTGCCAGCACCAGAAATAGTTGTAGCACCACCAGCAAACGAGGCGCTGCCATCACAATTTAAAGTAAGGGTATTAGCGGTTCCTTTATAAGCTTGATAAACAGGCTCATTAGGACTTGAGGCAGGTCTTTGCACATACTGAAGACCTTGCGGGACAAACAGGAAGCCCGTTGCAGTAGTACTTCCTAAGCTTAAAGCTCCGATTGAAGTGTTACCAGCAAACTCGGCGGTGCCATTAACGTCCAACTTCGCCGAGGGCGACGACGTGCCAATGCCGACGTTTCCCGAGCTGTCGATTCGCATCGCCTCGCTGCCTTCTGTAGTGACAACAAAACGACCATCACTACCAGTATCAATTACTTCCGCACTGGTATTGCCTTCAGTAATCTTGTCAACACTTGCAGCAATTGTCGTCCAAGTTGGAACAGCGCCGGAACCTCCGCTAGTAAGTACCTGACCGCTCGTGCCGTAGTTTGTACCAGCAAGACCAATTTCACCACTGGAGCCAATACGAATACGCTCGGAAGTATCAGTCGCAAAAGCTAAACTATTCGCCGCAGGTAAATAAACACCATTTGTAGGTACTGCACTACCAGTGGGAATAAAACTTGCAGCATTTGCATTGCTAGTAACAGCCAGAGTGCTGTCAAGAGTTGCGGCACCTGTAACATCAAGCGTTCCAGGAATATCAATATTGCTAGTCCATTCGACACCCGTACCAGCAGCATCAGTCTGAAGCAGTTGACGTGCAGCCCCATCAACTAACTTACTAACGGCAATCTCTGCATTAGCGTTAATATCCGCATCAACGATGGTTCCATCGGTGATCATCAGACTTGTAACCGTTCCAGTGTCCCCAGTTGTGACCACGGCACCGGAAATATCTGGGAAAACAATCGCTCGATCAGCCGTTGGATCGGTTACGGATAAAGTTGTTTCAAAGTCGTTCTCTGAAGCGCCCTCAAGAATCAGCGTTCCACCAGTGCCAATCGTGACGTTGCCTGTAAACGTTGGACTAGCAGTAGCAGCCTTTTCAGTATCAAGCTCTTCAATTACAGCCTGAACAGTGGTGGCGCTTAAACTGCCAGCAGGCGTAAATGCAACATTACTGGCTTGTTGCGCAATAACGGTGTCAGAAACATCAATCTCAGTCCATGCGTTGCCGTTTGACAAAATAAAGTCAGGCGGTGCAAGCGCAACGTTTGGTGCGTTGCCTGATGTGATTGTTCCAGGCTCGGAAACAACCAAGTAATAGTTTTTGTTCGCATTAGCTGCTGCTGGCAACGCTTCACCAACAACAAGGCCAATAGCTGTGCCCTCAGCCGTGGTAGAAGCCACCAAGCCGGTGCCGCCACCAGCTGATGCGTCAAACGTTCCAGAAAGAACAATCTCACCAACACTGATACCGATTGGTTGCCAGACGTTGCCGTCCCAAATAAAGATGTCTCGGGTGATTGAGTTGAAATGCAGCTGGCCAATAAATTCAGCTGTTGGTGTTCCTTCTCCAAACAGTGCAGTGGAACGATTTGCAAGCTTTACACCTGTGACTGCAGCATCAGCAATGCTTGCACTGTCAAAAGTTCCGGTTGTGATTTTTGCTGTATCAAGATCAGGGATGTCTGCTGCAATCAAAGCAGAAGCCGCCGTGATGTGCCCTTGAGCGTCAAACGTGACCTTAGTTGCAGTTGCTCCCGTCAACGCATTGGTGTGGTTCAACGCACCAGCAGCGCCCATCGTCAAACCTGTGCCAGGCTTGATTGCACCTATCGCACCAGCAGTAGCAGCAGGCAAGTCAGCAGCTGTGATGTCTCGGCCAGCTGTAATTAAACCCTTTGAATCAAATTGAACAGCCTGGTACGTGCTGCTATTTGCCGTAATATCGTTATCGATCTCAATCGTGTCTTCATCCATGCGGAGACCTTCGCCATTGACAATCACACCGCCTTTTGCGCTTGTGGTTGGCGTTGGGAGGTCAGTGCCGACAATAGCCCTATAACCAACTACTCCAGTTCCACCAGTAGGGCCACCTAAAAACTGAGCGGCAGCAGTCGTATTATCAAAGGAAGGCGTAATTGTTACCGTGTCGCCGACTGTGGTGACAGTGATGTTGAGAATACCAGTCGTATTCCCATTGACAACGTTGACAGAGCCAGCGCCTTTAACGGATTGCCACGCTGAACCGTCCCAGATATAAATTTTGTTGTCATCTGTATCTAATGCGATTTGACCCGTAAACGCACCAGTACCTGGCAACGTCGTGACCAGATCAACAGTTGATTCGTTTCCTAGCTTTGCTGCTGTAATCGCGTCATCAGCCACCTTTGCAGTGCTAATGCCACCATCTGCAATCGCCGTTCCAGCAATGTCGCCGGCACCGAACAAAATCTTTGCGCCAGGGATTGTGGCGTCAGCAATCAGCGTGGTGGCATTTCCCACCAAGTCTGTAACCGTGATTTTTTTGGTTTCACTGGCGCTGCTGTCAACAATTGCTAGCTCATCAGCAGTAGCAAGATTGGCACCTGCCAAAGCTGCTAACTGGGAAATCTTCAGGTCAGCCATTGGCGGTCAATCCCCTTCGGGTTACTGGTCAGTCTCTAGCAGCAGTTTAGCTGCCGCATCCTGATCTAAGAGTATGTCATCTGCATCCTCTTGTACGATTGCGCCTGGAGCAAGAACATCCATCTTGATTTCAATAGGACCAGTCGTAATAAAATCAGCCGTTATTTCCACGGCAGACGATGGCGTGAACTGCACAGCGCAAGCAGTCAAAACACCCGTAAATTCGTACCAAATCTCATCGCCAGAACGTTCCGCAACACCACTTGGGGTGTAGGTGTTCGTTTTTAGGTAAAAACGGCCCTTAAACTGACTGCCCACCCTGGTGCGTAAAGAAAGCTCAAGTAAATAATGCGGCAACTCGTTTTCAGTGTCGCCCGTGTATTCCCAAAAGCCAGACATCCGTCCAGAGCCAGACATCAAGCTATTGACACGGCTTCTGAACTCATCAGAAAGCGTTGTCGTGTCGACAGTTTCCCTTTCAGTATTCAGCTCAAAGCCATTGCACTGAGCCAACAAACGGAAGGATGCGTTTTGGACAAAAACCTTGATTGGAATGTCATTGCTAGGAGTGGCAAGCGCAATCGCATTTACCGATCCACCATTAACAGCATGGGCAAAAGTGTCGTAAAGACGAATGCCGCCTAAATCGTCAACATAAATAAACTTCTTGACACCGCTTCCTGAATACCCAGAAATAAAATCAAGGGCGCTACCATCAGTGCTAAGAATTTCAACTTGATCACCAGTCAATAGCTGACCGTGCTCAAAATCAAAACTAAACCTTTTAGCTGAAGCGTTTACATCACTGGTGTTGATAACAGAGTTAAGCTCACTTCCGCCAAACTGGCGCTCTAGCTCTACCTTCCCAAACGTACCAAGGTAAACAGTCATGAGATTGTTGCGGTTGCCAGTGCGCCCGTACCAACAAAGGAAATGCTGACGCTTACGATTTCGCCAGTACTGGCCCCGATTGTTGCGCTTGTTATGTACGCAGTCAACTTAATATCGTTATTATCCGCCCCATCAACCCAACGAAAAGTTAGCTCAACAGTATCACTAGAGCTGACGCCATTAGTGCCTGTTTTTATCAGCTTGTTCAGCAGGTTTGTCGTGTTAATTGCATTGCTGTCGTCTTTGTAATACAGCAGGTTTGCACTGCCTGAATAGCCAAGGATGCCAGGGCTATAGCTGCGAATGTTTTCGCTTAAAGTTGTTGTTTCTAGCGTCTCTAAATCAGATTGCAGCGAAAAACTTGAGACCTTGGCAAGAGTCACACCTGCCAGCTGCATTACGCCATCTCTGCCGGTGTAAACCTTTGCCATCAGAAGACACCCACTAAGGCCACTGTAACAGTGCTAACCCCAGGTCGCACACTAGCAACTTGTGGAGCCGCTTCATATCGCCATTCGTTAGAGCCTGAAGCATCTAAAGCGTCACTGTTGCCGCCCCAACCCGCCAGCGCCTCAGA